TCAACTGTAGATAGATTTCCTCTACCCAACCAGGAAGAGGAAATCTTATTATATGCTTCACCCTGGAAGTCAAAGACCCTATTAATTGGACTGAAGAATACTGTTGTTATTGCTCTTCCATACAATGCAAATTCAACACCGCCAACACTTATCCTTGTGGTGCTATCATTTGCTGCTAAGTGAATACCAAATTTACCCATTGGTACTCTTGCAGTATCCAATGTAATAGTTCCAAAGTCTTGAATTTGATAGTATTGTTCAATAGTAGCAGTAATTTCTCCGTAATCTTCTGCTTCTATTACAGCATCAACAATACTACCATAATCAAGTTCTTCATAATTAACAATAGAAAATTGGCTATACGAGTACACCGCCCTCTGGGAACTCAGTTTATTCCCTAAAGAGCGCAGGCTTCCTATTCCCTCGTATTGGAATAATGCCATACTCTTACTTTTATTTTATTTATTGTGAAGACTGTATAACAATTCTTATCTCTTAAAAAAATAGGAGGGATCGCCAAAAGCAACCCCCCCATAATAAAGTATAGACCTTGAATAAATCAGTCGAGGCTGACGTTCAGAGTAACTTTGATTTGGTCACCATTGTTCTGAATGTTGTAAGGACCATTTGTAAATCTCTCAGCAAAGAAGATGCTGCTGTAGAGAGTTGCACTTCCAATACCAGTCAGAGCAGGTACAGTGCTGAATGTGCTTGTGCTTGGTACTTGGTGAATGGTATAGGTTCCAGAAGTTGTGGTGGTGTTAGCAGCACCAGCAGCAATGTAAACAATATCACCTTCTACCAATCCATGGGTAGTTCCAGCAGTGCTAACTTGAGCATAGTTGAAGTATACTGTGTTACCAGTTGCAGACTGAATGTTGTTTAACAGAGTGCTGCTTAGATATACAATTCCAGTTCTCTCATCAATACCAGTAATAGTTGTACCTGCAGGGATAGCAGCAGTCTCACCAGCAAGGTTGCCGTGAGTAACACCCATACCTACACAGATATTTTCTGTGATTTCTTGGAAGAATGTAGCAACACCAGATACTGCACCAGTATTCTTTCTATCAAGAACGATTGTGGTGGTATTCATAATACCAACAACTCTTGCTCCAGCAGCAATGTTAGTACCAATTACTCTTTGTCTGGTATTAATGCCGACATTGCTAGATACAGTTAGAGTAAATTCTGAACCAACACCAGATACAGTTGGAGTGTAGCTAAATGGGAACAGAGTTACATAAGTCTGTCCAATAGTACCACTAGTCTGAGACTTAGCAATAGTAGTTGCAGTACTAACATTAACTGCATGAAGAACACCATTCAGGGAGATTGGAAGATTGTTCGATCTTACCAAGTAGTATCCGTAAATATTGTTAGCAGCAGAAGTGAATGTAAATGTCTGCTCAGGATATGATGCGGTTGTTGTACCAACACCAAAAGTCAGTGGTTGATTAGAGAAGGTGGAAGCATTCTTAACGGTAAGAACAAGTGTGTTACCGTCAATAGCAGCAACAACTGCGTTAGTTCCGACGCCACCACCACTTACATAATGACCAACCGCAATATTGGAAACAGATGCTACAGTGATTGTATATTCGTTAATATTACCACTTCCTGTAGTAGAAGCGATTGCAGACAGAATAGTTCTAACATTCCACTGACTGCCATTTAGAAGAATTCCATATTGTCTGGAATAATCTTCGTCATTTCTTGCATTAATGACTGAAGGATATCCAGTTGATGGAGCAGTACCATATCCCACTAATCCAGTGGAGTCATATGGTTCGTAATACTTGGACTGTGAAGGAACATCAGTCTCAACTGGAACTGTATTTGAAGTGTACAGTTTAAGAATTAAGTTCCTTGGAATATTGCGATTTGAATTAACAAGGTATCTTAGCGACTGAAGTTCACCTGCGTCGGATACTAATAAAGCCATGTGAGCGGACTCCGTTTAATTGACATTTGCTTCCTATCAGTTATTTATACAAAAGTATACTTTTTATTTTAGATGTTTAACCTTAAAAATAAAGAGCATTTTGTAATTCCTGTGCATGAAATAACTCTAAAATCAAGTATATCTCCAGCAACAACATCAGTTGCCCATGTTGAAAGAGATTCATCTCTATTTTTTGATTGATTAATCAACCTAGGATATTCACTTCCAACAATTGAGGTTAAATTGTCTGGATATGTATTGTATTGGTCTTTTCTAATGTCTATAACAATAGACCCTGTTTCTTCAGATACTATTGTCCACGACTCAATTCTTCCAGATACATCCAATCCAAGAGATCCTTTTACTCCTGGAGTAATATCAAATGATCCATTATCCAAAACAAAATTAATTGTCCTAGTAAGATCAGCAACTGTTCTAAGAGCAACTCCCCAAAATTCATTAGACCCACCAACATTTGCTGCTGGAGGATTGGTAAAAATTATGGTGCTTCCAGAAACATTATAGTCTATTCCTGGACTTAGAATAGTATCATTTAAAGATATAATTAATTGTTGAGCATTAATTGGGGTATATGATTCACCATTTACAGTTAAATTAAATGTATTTCTCGACCCATTAAATTCTGATGATATATCATCTAGAATGAGATTTGTATACTGAACACTTTTTGAAGGTATCTCAAAATTAACCCCAATCCTGTAATCAGGACTTCCAATACTCGCATCTTGTCCATTATCTAGAGTAATTATATAATCTTCTCTAGCAATACTTATTCCTTGGTCTTCATCTAAAGTAATTGTATAATCAGACATTAGAAACTAACTCCTGGATGAACTAATACCATACCAGCAATTACTTTTGTTTTTGTTCCATTAGAAGATTCAATAAACACATCATATACATACCTACCTTCTGGAATAGTTGCAGTTATTGCATCTGACATACCAATGGAAATCTTACCCTGTACTCTATCAACAAAGGTAATACTAAAAGAATAACTTCTAGTAGAGGTATGATGTTTTCTCATTTCACTAGAAGCAGTATAACCCAACAAGTTAAGTGGAGTTAAATCTTTATTCCTTACTGTAAAATTTACATTAAAATCTGCCCCTTGTTCTAGAGTAAGATTCAAAGGTACTGCTGCCATTTATATTACCTTTAGGGTCTCAATATATTTATCTAGCATACTCATCAAGTTTATCTAATACCTTATTTAAATAATGATGAGCTAACCACTTTGGGTCGTATCCAGATTTATTCATCCATTCCTTATCTAACTCTAATTTTAATTTAAGAATCTCACATTTTATACTGTCTTTGGTTACGTGTCCTCTAGGCATAAGCGTTATTAACCCCCCAATATGCAAATAGTAAAATTAAAGAAAAAATAATAAAAAAAGAAATCCAAGTTGACTGTGTTGGCATAATGAATTCATTGCTGCTCTCTATTTTATACATTAATGTTCTTTACAACATGATTTGTGTTTTGATTTCAAAATTAATGTTATAATTATAGAATATATTCAATTATATCCAATGACGCTATTTGTTAAAGACAACATTAAAGCATTTCATGTCCATATTCCAAGGACTGGTGGTAGATATATTAAAGAGGTATTATTCCAGAATGGTTATGATGTTTATCATGATGATTATGAAGACTCAATTTATGGAATCAGCGTAACACATCTACATTATCCATTATATGAAATGTTAGACCAGGTAGCAAACTCAAAACAATTTGCAGTAGTCAGAGATCCTTTCAAAAGATTTGCTTCGGCAGCACATTGTATAATCAAAGAATGGTATTCTGATAAAGAAGATCAAATATATTCTAATTTAGAATCAAAAGAAGGATTATATGAATTTATAGAATTCCACGCAATTACTAAAAGATATAGCTCTAACTGGATGAGACCTCAACATGAATTTATTTCTAATAAAACATTAGTCTACAAGTATGAAGACAAATTAGGAAAAAATTTCATAGAGTGGTTTAATGATAATTTTCACGGATGCGTAGAACATAAGGAATATTCTTACTTTGGTGACCCAAAGGAACTACTTGAAAATAAAATTAAGGAAAATAAAAAAATTGAATCCTTAATTATGGAGTATTATTCAAAGGATTATGAGATTTTAAATTATTGACCTTTTTATTAGTTGTAGGTTTTATATACAATTGAGGCCAAGTGTCTCTAATAATTTCTGCTAGTTTATAAGGGGTTTCTGAACTAATCATTTTATCTAACGTGGTGTCCTCCAAACATGTAACGCATTCCATTTAGGATTTTTGCTCCGAACGATCCGAGATTGCGTGAGTTAAATCTTTCAAATAGGGCAGTAGTAATGACAGGAGCGGGAATCCCCAGATCCACAGCGGCAGAAACAGTCCAACGACCCTCACCGCTGTCGGATACGCCTCCAGAGAACTGTTTAAGCTGACCATCCCTGCGTAGCACATCAGCAGTAAGATCAAGTAACCAAGACCCAACCACGCTACCACGACGCCATAACTCAGCAACCTCAGCAACGTCAATATCATAGCAGTAACTTTCTGGATCCGCCATAGGGGCAACCTCTGCATCTCCTTCTCTGACATACTGGGCACCTGCATTAGCGTTCTTGATGATGTTAAATCCTTCTGCGTATGCTTGCATAATACCATACTCAATACCATTATGCACCATCTTTACAAAGTGTCCTGCACCAGGACCACCACAATGCAACCAACCATGTTCTGCAGAGGTTATGTCTGAGTCAAATTGAGTCCTGGGGGCAGCGTCAATTCCTGGGGAGAGGGCATCAAAAATGCGCGAACAAGTGGCGACTGCAATATTTCCACCCCCAACCATAAGACAGTATCCACGATCCAAACCATAAACACCACCGCTAGTGCCACAATCAATATATTGGATACCCAGTTTTGCCAGACGTTCTGCTCTCTTCCGACTGTCTTTAAAATTGCTATTGCCATGATCAATAATAATATCTCCTTCACCACAATATCGTAGTAACTCATTGATTGTCTCCTCTACTGTTTCTGCGGGCACAACCATCTGAAAAATACCAGGTTGTGTTCCACCAGTTTTTGTTTGTTTAACTACTTGAACAAGATTTTGAATAGTAGTTGTAACTCCATTAACAAATCCCTTTTCATAAGCTTCCTGAGCCTTTTCATAATTCCTCCTATAACCCCAAACTTCTATTCCTGCTTTCATCATACGACGGGACATTCCTTCTCCCATTCTACCCAATCCAATTAATCCTACTTTCATTTTTTACTCCTATTTTAATTTGAGTGGATAGTCCCACTTAGTAATCAGTTCTGTTTTTTGCCAAGGTCCCCAAACACCTTCATTATAAAGATATGGCATTGTCATAAT